CGCAGGCTGTTTTGGAAGAGAGTGATAAAGTGGTGAGGGAGGTAACACGAGATATGGTCGGGCACTCACGTGCTCGCCATTGTATCAATACCTTGCTAGACCACAAATACACTCCTTTTGCGATGGCTGCTGTGGTCTTGCTGTTGGCCATTCTGTTTATTTGGATGGCTCAGCCTCCACGTAAACGTAAGGAGTGTGACCATGATGTGCATGAGGAATCTGACACCGTGCAGGGTCTGCGGAATGCATGGGGGTCGCCGGAGTATGACGCGTGCTTTGAAAATCGCGTCCCTCTTGTGGAAGGGCATCGGCGTGGAAGGCGAAGGGCTAAATACGTCAACTCCCGCCGTGCCGGGCGGTACTTTGATGATTCCACGAAGAAGTGGATGGAGTATGATGAGGTGGCGCGTGAATTTAAGGTCGCAGAGAAGCAGCGCCTTATGACGTGGGAAGAGTATGAACAAGATACCAAACGCAAAGATTCACGTAAGATTGTGCCTGATACATATGATAATGACTCGCGTGATAAGGATGACCAAGAAATCATCAAGCGAGCTACCATACGCAGGCAAGTTGAACGGGAACTTCCCTATGACAAGAAACAGTCATGGGCTGACTATGAGGATGAGGTGGATGCCAGGGCTGATGAGATATACGCTCGTCAATGGGAGTCCGCAGGGGCTGTTCCGTTGCAGGTTGAGCTCAAACAAGAGTCAAAAATGGTGGCAACACCAGTCAACATGACGTATGCTCGGGCAGCCTTGTGCTTAGTTCGTGCGTTTGATAAGGATGGTAAGGAGATAGTCTGGAGTAATGCTATCATTCACAGAAACTGCATTCTTGCGCCGCAGCATTGTGTGGAGCAAGGCGAGACTTGTGTTGTGAAGAAATGGCATGATGGTAAGACTATGGAACTCGTAGTTAAGAAGAGTGAGTGGCAGGGCGTTGGCCCAGATTGTGTGGCCATAGTGCTGCCGAGCGCTTGGCAAGTTGCCAAGGTGAAGAACATCGGCGTTGCAAAACAAGATGGTTCGTACAAGGGTACCATAGGAATATGTGCCTACTTGTCTGTAGAGGATTTTAATAATAACGTACTCAAGGATGTTACAGGCGAGGGTGTGTTGCGATATGAGAAGCGAGACGATAAGTTGATGCTTTGTCATACCTTGACGACATCCTCGGGTGTGTGTGGAGCTGTCATCGTAAATAGTGACGGGCTAGCAATAGCTATCCACCACGCTGGGATTTCCGGTCAGCATAATGAGGCAATCTGCATGAATTGGGTGCAGAAGCTAAACTCTTTAAACTCCAAGAAGCCCCTAAAACAGTAGAGGAAATGTGCCAGTGGTACGAAAGTGCCGGGTGCAAAGTACCTGAAATGTCCGCTTTAGGGGCGGGACAAATTGAGTTTTTCAATGATCATTATACTGCTTATACTTTTTATCCTATTTGTAAATCCTTTAGACTTGCTCTTTTTAATTATAAGGAATATGAAAATACTTCATTCTCGCTTTTTATGCAGCAGAACCACTTGACGTTTGACGAAAGTTACCGCCAGGTGCGTCCGGGGTTTCCTGAGATGTATAAGGGCATGGCCAAGTATGATAATTACCCGCCTAGCCCTGACCCTTCTATCCATCTGTTGGCAATTGAGTTATTGTCGCAGATGATTGTTCCATATACGTTGGGTTCATCTATTCAATCAACAGAGAAAGCAATTTCTCTGTTGAAGATGGATACTTCTCCGGGATACCCGCATAATTTGCAAGTTCCTACTAAGAAAGCATACTTGGATAGGTATGGCTTAGCATTGTTTGCCCAACATTGGAGCGCCCTAGCTGAGAGCGCTCCCACTTCAATGTGGACGGAGTCGCAAAAACGCGAGCTTCGGGATGTGGAGAAGCTAGAGAAGCACAGTGTTCGTGTGTTCCTAGCTGCTCCCATTGAGGTGACAGTTAACCATGGGCGACTGTTTAGAGATTTTAACGATCGCTTTTGTGCGGCCCATGGCAAGTTCTGGTCACAAGTCGGTATGTCACAGTTCCGCGGTGGCTGGGATTTGTTTGCGCGTCGTCTAATGCGGCACCCTAATATCTTC